GAGGTAAAGCAGCATCAGGTTTTATAGTTGTATCTGATGGGAAATCATATCCAATATCTTTAATTTTTAATTTTTTAACCTTTCCAACCGAAGTACTCTTTGCTTCAATAATAGCACCACTACCAACTTCAGTATTAATTGTAGATATGCCAGGAAGATTATAATAATTTCTACCAGGATTACCTATCTCAAAATCTGCAATTGCACCATATGCAGTTGAACTATCAGTTTCATAAGATATGAATGATGTAGTCCCATATGAGGTTCTTTCAGGAGCAGCTTTTAGGGTATATGAGAACTGATTAGTTGCACCTATTGTTACTACTTGTTTACCACTATAATCACTATCAGTGAGTTGTATTTCATTTCCTGATAGAACACCACTATCAACTCTTATCTCTTTTTTAATGAGTGGTAATGTGCTTTCAAAAATAGGATCTAAAGTATAATATAAAGTTTCTGGTATATCTTTAGTGACAGATAAACTAACTTTAGCATCAGTAGACACTCCCGCCTTTCCAGATCTTGTAATATTAAAAGTCGTGGATTGTGGAGAAGTATCCCATTGTTTTGTTAAATTTTTATCGGAATAAAAATTCAATACAAATGCTGGATAATTCGTAGACTGAGCAACATATCCTAAAGAAGCATCCGAAAGATCAAACTCAACAGTAGAATCTTTATATACCTTCAATGGTGGATTTATTGGACTTATTGTTCCTGCAGAAGTGCTAGTGATTCCAATTACAGATGGTTTTGGTTCTTTAGATCCAAAATCAGTTTTACATAATTTAAAACTATTAGTATCTACTTTTACAATGTAATAAATTTCATTGTTGGATAAACCTCCAGCAGGAGTAGAGGCTGTATGAATTATCTTATCTCCAGTATTATATCCATGATCATTTATCGTGATTGAGTTAGAAGAAGTATTAACTCCAGAAGAAGTAAATGATTTTGGATCAATTATCATTCTTCTATTATAATCATTATACTTAACACTAACTGTTGTTGTAAGACCAGAAACAACATTCATGTAAACATTTTCATTATTCAATAAACCATGAGTTTCACCAGTAGAAACAGTAGCAGTAACTCTACGAATTTCTCCAGTAATTACATCATAATTAGTTTTAAAGCTATGATAAACACCAGTACCTAATCCAGAGAAGAATACTGTTGTACTACCCCTCTGTGTGCTTGCAATACCCACAAAAGTACCTGTACTACCTAAACCAACCTTAACAGTGGATATACCTATTAAGTCTTCAGTGATGGCAGCAGCGAAAAGTGTTTGACCATTAGTTAATGTATTAATTCCTGTATAAACAGCGTCTGATCCATCCCATCTAACATTAAGACCTTCTCCTTGATTAGGAGAATATGTTAATTTATCTCCAGTTTTTAATCCATGATTAGGAAGGAAAATTGCCTTTGTTTGAATAAATTTTTGAGTTAGTCCAATTCCAGGATTACTGAATACAATCGTAGTGCCAATACCAACTCCAGATCTTGTTCCCAAACCAACTGAATCAACAGGGTTAAAATAAATTTGGTCATTTACCCTATACTCATATTCAGAAGTAAATCCTGAGTTAATAGTAAGTCTTCTTGGATCTTCAAGAATTTCAGAAGTTACTGTATGAGAAACTCCTGTAACTCCATTAGCAGCTCTAAGAACTCTAATTCTAGAAAGAAGAGGTTCTACATTTAATAGTTGTAAAGTTTCTGTTCCAATTCCAAGAAGATCATTAGATTGAAGTTTTGATAAATCTCCACGAACATCAATATGAGTTACTATACCTGTAGCACCATCAGTTCCAATAGCAACTGCAGTAGTTCCTAATCCAGTTACACTAAGTTTAGTGGAAGTTATTCCTGCAGTATAAACACCACCAATTTCTGAAGAAGTTGTAGATAATCCAGTAACTGTAATAATATTTCGATTAACCCATTGATGAGGTTCTGTAGAAACAATACTATAAATTCCTTTTTGACTTGAAGGATATATCTCTACATTGGTTATACTACTAGTGGCAGCACTTACACTACTTACTGATTTACCAAGAAGTCTTGAAACTTTAGCAGCTGCACCTATACCCTTAGTATCTGTATTATTAAATATTACTTTATCACCAAGTTTATAATTCCTTCCACCTGTTTCAATTCCAATACTCTCTAAAACACCAGGTTGAGTTCCCACAACATCAATAGTTTGGGATAGGTTATTTGGAAGAGGCATATATGGATAATATGCTTTATCATTATGAATTAAATTGTAAGGAGTGGTATTTCTACACCATTTAGTATTTTCTAAATTATAATCATCTTGATTTGAAGATGTTAATAAATTAAAGTCATTTGGAGTTGAATAATAATTTTGACCAATAATATAAGGATATACTGGCAATTTAAATGTATTGAATTGTCCACCTTGTTCTGCACCAGAATCATCTATTGTTGCAAAGTAAGCATAAGTTCCACTTGGGTATTGTGGAGTTACACAGAATCTTCCATTATTTTCATCTAGAATAGTTTCATCACTTACTGCTTTATATGTAAAATCATCAGTAAAAAATCCTGCAGGGAAAACACTTAAAGGTGGTCTATTTTCTTTAATTGAAGCTTCTTCAACATACCCAGATTTCATCTGAGTTACAGTTCCACCTGCTTTCTTTATATAACCATAAGGTCCATATATTGGATTACCATCATATGCCCAACCAATAATTGGAGAATGATTATCTGAAGGAACTTCTTGTCCATTAACTTTTCTTAAATCAGGTTCACCATATAAAGATTGACCTTCTTGATTAGTAGCATAAACAGTTTGTCTTAATTTTCTAGGAGCATATAAGTGATTATATTGTAGTTGAATATTACCATCTTTTATGATTCCATCATCATCAGCAATCTGTTCACTCTGATAATATTTTTCAAATAAGTTAACAGTCCATTTTTGGATATGTGAACGTGTTTTACTCTCTGTTCCAGAATTAATAACATCAATAGAAGTGGTTGATTTTCCATATCCAGCTCCTGCATGAATTATATTAACAGTATCTAAAATGTAATTAACGGTTGTTCCTATTCCTACCGATGAAGCATTTCCATTAAGATCAACTACTTTTAAAATAGGTGTTATAACAGCACCTTGCCCATCACCATTTATCTGTAGGTTTGGAGGAGAATTGTAATTAGTTCCTTTATTTTCTATAACAACTTCAATAATATTTCCATTATTACCAACAATTGGTTTTAATTGTGCATCAGATCCAGATAATAAAGTTACTTCTGGTTCTCTAACAAAATTAATAATCTCAGACGCACCATATCCAACACCATTATTTGATAAATGAATAGATGTTATTTCACCTCGAATTATAGGTTGAACTTTTAATTCAAAGGTGTCAGATCCTACTGAATTAATACCAACATCCCCTGAAATAGTTACACTAATATCTTGATAATTAAATGTATGAGTTCCTACTCCAATAGATGTAAGAGGTCTGTACTGTTTGGTTCTGTGATAAAAATCACTCGCAGTAGTTCCTACTCCAACACTTGATAGATAAAAACTATCATCATCTTTCTTAGTAATATAAAAATCAGTAGAAGTGGTAAGTCCTGCTATTGGTGTTCCATTACAGGTATAAGTAACAATTTCTCCAGATTCATAATCATGATTTTCAATATTAATACAATTTAGAGAAGTATCTATTCCTGAAGATACAGCAGTTCTTTTTTTATTTTGATATCCACTTCCACCTGAAATTACATTAATAGATTCAACTATTGATTTTTTATTAACAGATTTTATAAATTGTTTTCCTATTCCTTTAGATGTTAATGCGATAGTATTAATACCTGCTAGAGCACCTGCTTCATCTTTATGAAGTCTGATAGTTGTCCCCCCACTACCAACAACAGCAGCGAAGTAAGTTGAACTAGTAGTTAATCCACCAACAACCTCTTGATTGTCTGTAACATATATTACTTCCTCTGCATTTTTAAATTTATGATAAGTAGTAAATCCGATTGTAGAAGGTAAACTTGAACCTGTATTAAGAACAACTCTAGGAGAATCAGATTCAAAAGAAACTGAATGCTCTACAGAATGCATATTTACAGAAACATTAGCACCTGATCCATTACCACCAGTAATTTTTAAAGTTGGTTTTGATTGATAATCAAATCCAGGATCAATAATTCTAATATCTTTTAACTCTCCAGATACAGCAACGTATCCAGTAGCTCCTGTTCCAACAGAATCTTTAATGTGTAGGAATGGTGGATTGATTACATCATAGTCTCTTCCACCAGCAAGAACATCAATACCCTTAAGTTCTCCATAATGAACTTGGTCAAATGATTTGTAATTTAGAATTTCTATACCATTTACTAATATACCAGTATGACCAGGTTTAGTTTCATATACAGTTCCTGTATTGTCTGGTGGACATACCTCTCTTAATATTTTTTGTGATGTTAAAGTTTTGTTATTAAATTTAAATGGTGATATTTTATTATCAGTTACAATACCAGTTCTTGCACCATCATTATCAATGTTAATAAATTTTTCAGTATAAAGATCAGAACCACTCTTTGCAAATTTAAGAGTTGTTGCGTTTATCCTTTTTACAAAATAAAGACCCTCATCCATCAAAGATGATTTGACAACAAAATTGTCTATAGAGGTTCCACTACCAGGATCTACATAAGCATCATTAATTATCTGTGGTGTATAGTAAATCGCATCACCAGTATAGAAACCATGATCAAAAATAGGAACTCCAGAAGGAGTGGTTGTTGCATTTGTTATGACTTCATATTCATCACCACTAAAACTTCCACTAAAGACAATTTTACCATCACTAACACCTAATGACTGTGAACCGTATGTTGGAATGGATGGTGAAGATATAAGTAACTTTTCAGTATTTTTTTCCTTATAAACATTCTGTATATTCGTAGAGTATGCAGATGCTTCTGGGAAATTTATAGCATTTGTTTTTAGAATTTGTCGTTCTATTGTGTAATCTAAATCTGTATTAATCTCACCTTGACCTTTGATAACAAAAGATCTTGCGGATGTTAATTGTGTTATATCAGATACTGGTAAATCCCTACCATCACTACCAACCAAGACAGCAACAGATTTATCACCAACTTTAAAGTCATGATTAGTTGTTAAAACTATTTCATAAGTAAAATCTGAGGAATCTTTAAGTACAATACTATCAACTTGATATACTGCAGCAATATTATAAAACCATTCCTGTACCTTAAATCCAGTATCTCCAATTCCTAAAGTTTTTATTTTTATAGTATCATCTTTTTCAAAAAGACAGTTTGTGTTCTCATAATCAACAGTGTCTATAACAGATGTAATTCTTACTTCAACAGTATCATCAAAATCTACAACAGATCTTCCATATGCAAAAGTATTAATACCAATAGTCTCACCACTTAGAATTGTTTTTCCAACTCCAGTAACTCCATAGAATTGAGTTAAACTTTTTGACGTATATGAACTAACTCCTATAGTATTGTCAATATATTTAAAATGTAATTCTCCAGTCGATCCAAATCCAACTGTTGAGTCTACATCAACAACAGTAATACCTGCACCTACCTCACCAATAACTCTTGTTCTGGGAGGAGTAACAAAAGTTCCATATGTAGAACCCTCTACTCTAGAATCTCTATTAAATCCTGCATCGATACTTAATTTATAAAATGTAGTTCCAGCACTAACATTAATTGGTTCAACATGAGTTATAGGAGCATATGCTTTATCAATACCTTCTCCTTGATATGCATCTTGATATAATGTAGACAACTCAAGATTCATTGGATCACCAGATATTGGCTCAACAACAAAATCTCTTGTTATTTTATAATTTGCATTAGATGGTGTAAAAAGAAATTCAGATGGTCTTATAATTTTTACATTCTCATTATATAAAGCTTTAAATAAAATTTCAAAACCTCTATCAGTTCCTTTACTTGCATAAAAATCTTTTGATTGTTTTATAAAAATATTTTGGTCTAAATCTGAAGATAATTTTCTTGATTCAAATCCAGGAGCTAGTTGATGCTTAGTTTTAACTAAAAACTCTTTAAGAAAAAGAGAACTAAGGTTTTGTATAGAATCTCCTTTATTATGCTCATCTGCACTAGTGGATTCAAATACCAATTCTTCAGGATTAGTATCACTCTGATATGAACTAACACCAACAAAACCTCTGACACACCCAGTGAAAGCAAAAGTAGTTATTCCAGTATAAGTAATAATTTCATTATTAATTTTCAATAATCCATAGGAATTTGGAAAACCTAAAGTTCCTGTAGGATTCTCTTTCATATCAACTTCAATCGTATCATTAACAATACCTATAGAAGCACCTAATCCAACATATTCAGTAAGACCAACTTGTTCACTAACCTTTGTATATTGATCAATATTTTGAACCAAATCAATTGGTCCACCTTGATATTCTTGTCCTTGATAATATGACTTTAAAAATTCAGCAACCAATGGATAGTCAGATCTGACATATCCAGGAAGCTGATTTTGAACAACGTTATTAAACTGAATTCTTTTTGTAGACATTTTATAGTTTTTCTATCTTAGTAGGATGAACCAGAGGTTGAAGGACTTGTCGTAGATGTGGTTGTAGTGGTTGTAGTCGTGGTAGGAGCTATAGCAGTTCCTGTTGTTGTTGCAGCAACGTTACGTCCACCAGGACGGACTAAACTACCATTCGCATAACTTGAAGAAGTAATGTAATTAGAACCAGAAGGATCTAATCCAGAAGCAATTTCATCAACAACCATTTCAAAGTTACTGTTATTAATATCTAGTTGCAAATAAAGATCCTGTAATCCAATAACATCATTAGAAAGAGGACATGCTGATATTTCAATAACAGTCTGCCCATCTTTAAGCATTCCAGATTGAACATTAATTGGATTAAGAGTAACAACTCCTTTTTTATAATCAATCGTTCCAATATTCCTTCTAACAATCGTTGGAGATGTTGAATCTATTGAAGGAACAGAAAATAGAAATAAAGATCCATTTATTTTATTCGTATTAGGAATATCTGCAATATAAACATCATCTAATATTCCAGCAATTCTAAATGCAGATGATTTAATATTATATCCACTCATTCTCTTAATATAAAATTCATTACCAAAACCAATTGAATATTCTGCAAAAGAATTCAATACAACTCTTAAATCCCTTCTCATATTAATTGTTGTAATATTAGAAGTTACAGATTCGTTACTATTATCAATAAGAGATAAAAACTTACTATATTTAAACCTAGCACCATACTTATTCATTTCTGTTGATTCTGCATACTTATTAGCATTATTTTGAATAATACTAGAGACAGATTGTGCAGATTCTGCTAAATTTGAGTTAAAATATATTTTTGAGTCTGCTTCAAGGTAAAGATACTTCAAATCAAGTATTTCAGGGACAATTCCTGCTACTGCATACTTCTTTAATTTCAATTTTAACTGTTCTTTGACCAAATTTGGAAGAAAATCACCAGTTTTGGGTTTTATGCTAATAAACACCTTTCCAAATTGTGGTGGAATTAGATCTTCACCTCCAAAAACAGAAATTGACTCTGTTTCGGGATAAATTTTTGCTGGAATTAGTGATTCATAGTCATTTGCAGTAATTGCTCTATTTTGAGAAGCATAAATTCGTGGAGCAAACTTTCTAACCGACTCTACTGACTCAATTGTCTCTCCACCCGAAGCAATTATGCCAGTTGTGAGCAAAGAGATGCCAGTTGTAACATTATAAGTGTTTGCATTACGTGTATATTGAATTCTTCCAGAAAAATTGAAAGAACTTACTCCATTTGCAGCATCACCATTAGAAGTGATGTAATTAATTGTTATAAAATTACCATCTTCAAGTGCTTTTCCAAAAATTCCATCTCCAAAAAATATTTCATATCTTTCATCTTCAATTTCTTGTAAAAAATAAACTTTTGAGTCGGATTTTACATCGAAAAGACTATCTTGAGAACTATATTTCGTTTCTGTCGCTGAAGCTTCAGTTGGATTTACTGAAACTGCAATTAAATCAGTGTCAACACCAATATTTGGTAAAATAAATTTCTGATTTGGTATTCTTGCTGAATATGTGTAGGTTTGTGTTAGTAAAGTTCCTTCAAAAACCTCAACATCATCAAAAGTTGCAATTCCATTTATTACAGGAGCAGTAATATCACTCAAAATTGAGAAAATAAACGATTGTCCACCAAATGCAGTTGATGATGCTGCCACTGGACCCTTCTTAAGGGTCAAAGAAGCAGGTGCAGGTGTAATTCCACTAGTATCAACAAAGAAGGATACTGTTGCCCTTGCTGCTTGCCTTGGACGTGGTGTATAACCTATGTTTCTTGCTAGTGAAACAATGTTTTTTCTTAATGTTGCAGTATCAATGAACACTTCATTCGTTACCATGTTGGCATTGTATGAAGTAATGTAGGTATTATATGCTAAAACGTCTAAAATTGTTGACAGGTTAGATCCCTCGAAGTCATAATCCGTAAAATTCGAGTTGGATTTAAGATATTCTTGTAAAGTTGATTTAACTTGGTCAAAATCCAAGTTAGAAAAATTGGCTAATGGCATCTTTATCTACTAGATTGCAAAACAAACTGTAATTCTTGTGTTGGAATCTCTGATCCAATCACATCATATGTAATAGTTACATCAAAACTGTTGTTATCATAGTTTGGAAATGCTTTTACATCATCTACTTCTACCCTTGGTTCGTAATTATCAATTGATTGACGAATTTCATCAACAATAATGGTAGCAGTAATCTCATCGATGTTCTCAAAGAGAGATTCACTAATCCTTGAACCAAAAGATTGGTTAAAGAACTTCTCTCCAGGTGTTGTAAAAAC